GCTTGGCCCTGTTGTTCTACCCACTGAATAAAGGAATTTGATAGCAATTGAATGTCTATCAGTAACATCGTCATTTTCGTCGAATGCCCCATCTTCCAGTGCCCCAAATGCAGCTCCTTTTGACTCGAGATTGTTCCAATCAGCATACATTCCTTGGTTTGTAACCCTTGGAATTAATTCAACTAATGGTGTTCTCTTTCGAGATTCGTCAACAATCATTGGAGACAAATAGACCGGAATCATGGCATAGCCAGTAGTTCCAGCTCCACCCTGTATTGTAGTAGTTGCCTTAAAACCAGCTTGTGTTCTTAAGTCAATCCCACTAACAGAATCCCAATATCGTGTCTTGTTTTTCAGATTTGCAAAAGAAGATTTATATGCAGCATCTGCATCAAAATCATCAATTACTCCACCGAATGCATCTTGTGTCATCTTAATGGCAAAGTTCTAAAGGATCAACAGATTTATTTTCCGTTCCAGCTTTTGCTTTCATTTCTTCATCTGTTAAAGTCGCACCTTGAGATTTGTGAATTGGATTTTTTAAGGCCTTCATGATCTCTGCAATAGATTCTGCGTTTTTCATTGCAGTTTCTTTTGCTTCTTCATTTTCCTTAATAACCGCATCATATTTCTCATTCATGCTCTTCAAAGATTCAGCAATGTTCTTAAGCATAGCTTTTTGTTCAACGTCCCCAGTAACATCTTCTTGACCTTCTGGCTCATTTCCTTCTGTTTCAGTGCCTTCTTGTCCTTCTGTGTTTGGTTCGTCTGTCATCTTTTTAGAATTTTTTTTAAATTTAGTTAGTTCCATTCCGATTTTATCGGGTGAATGTGATTTGTTGTCAGTAGACTTTACTCTCAAGGCTCTTTCAATACTTGGATCAATCTCTTTCATCTTTTTATATTCTTCAAGCGCACTCATGGATTTCATAAACACTTCATTCAATTGTGCTTTTGTATTGCAGGGATTTCCAGTCAAAGCAACGTTCAATAATTTTACATTGTTTAAAAGTTGAACTTGCTGTCCATCTCTTTCAACATTCTTAACATCGATTGGCAAAAATGCAACTGAAAAAGCATCTAAATATTTCTCAAGAAGATTTCCTTTAATCATTTTATAATCAGGATTATTCCGATTGATCTCTGCTTTTACTCTTGTTGAATATCTTTCATCCCCCAAATCTTCAACAGTAGCATCAGTAATTTTACCGGCAGGTATTTTTGTTTTGTTAATTTCTTTTTCCTCATGACTATCTCCCCGGAAAGCTTCATGCTCAAGATCTAATTTCATATTGCTATCAAGAATTTGTTTTTGCATACTCTCCTGGCACTCTTTTGTCATGATGTCATTAACTAAATCAATATCAGTTGTAGATATATCTCCTTCTACAAATAAATGCTCTTCTCCTTTGATTGTAACAACATTCACATTCAAAGGCATAGTATATGTGAAACTCATCTCTTGGTCCATTATTGCTTTAAGAATAAAATAGTTATAAATATATTTGTGAAATTTTATAAAGATAAATTACTCCTTTTCGTCATCTGGATCTAAAAATATTATAGTACTTCTGCAATTTACATGACTTGGAGGTGATTGTCCTTCCCATACACTTCCAGGATCCTTAAAGTTTTCTCCAACTGGAACAATCTGTCCATCTAATCTTTGACATATTGGTGAAGTCCTATCATCTTCATGAGTAATCCATTTCTTCTCTAATTTCATTCCAGATCCTTTAATTGCCAAAAGCTTCCCCTGGTTATCTGCTCTATTTGTTTCAGTCCTTGCAATTGCTTCTGCCCTAACATCTCCAACATCAAAAACCTTATTCACCCTCTTTGTTAATTTTGCAATTCCCTCTCCATCAATTATCCCCCTAGATAATTCAGCTTTCAAATCGTTTTTTATTTCTTCTGTCATTGATTTAATATTCTCAAAAGTATAATCTTGTAAGAACTTCAAAGCGTCCTCATTATATGGAATATTTCTGTCAATTCTTTTTTCTCCCATGTTCCAACCTGAATCAAACTCTGTCTTAATTACTTCATCACTAATTATCTTTAATGCTCCAATTCCAAGAATATCTTTAATCATCTTAGGTATATCATCTATGCTTTTTATTTCAAGCAAAGGATCCTTTTTTGTTTGTGATTCTAAAATTGCAATAATTTCTTTTCTACTCTCATCAAGAATTGTGGATATTCCTTTTCTTAATTTCTTTTCATTACTTAACTCTTCTCCGGGCCCAAGTATTAAATCAGAATCAGTTGTCAAGGCTTTTTTTTTTGAATCCTTAGGCTCTTTTGGTTTTGGTTTCCCGGTCATTTGATCTCTTTGTTCCTGCGCATCAGAATTTATTGCATTCGCATCTGTTTGACGTGGATCCGTAAAATTAAAATTGTTTCCAGTCGCCTGAGAGAAACTATCAGCATTGTCTCCCCACTCAACATCATCCAAACCTTCTGATGATCTAACTTCATTAATTGTTTTTAACTTCGACTCTGTTTGTAGTTTGTAAAGTCCCCATATCTTTACTTGTTCATCAACATCAAAAATCTTGTATTTGTATTTTATTCCTGGATATCCAAACTCAGGAATGATTTGAGTATTCACATAATATTCGATTAATCTTAATAATGGATAGATAATTCTTTTCTTTGCAATTGATGTCTGCACAATTTGATTTGCAGATCCTTTTGCATCTTCTGTGAATCCAAGTTCAGTTGCAGTAATTCCAAAAGAGGCCCACACCATTTTTGACCACCACTTTTGAGATTCGATTAATTCGAGCTCCTGGTTTGTAAATCCTAATCTCTCAAACTTTGGCACCTTATTCACTATCGCAAGCTTATGGAATGCTTTCTTCCAATTACCAAGATCATCCTGTTTCTTTTGTGATCCTATCCATTGAGTTGCAAATGCTTTCATATCAGTTGTACTCAATCCATCCAACCCAAGAACTCCTGGAGGAATCGAGTTGTCATTAAAATATTCTAAGTTATGCTCAACAGCATAAATCAACGTCTGAACAGTCTTGCTTAAAACTTCCATTGCCGAACGTCCATACAAATCCTCAGTCCTCACTTTCTTTTCAAGCCACACAATTTCTCTCTTACCATAAGGAACTGGCCGAGCTGCACTATTCCAACCATATTGGAAATAGGCACCCTCTTCCCTTGCATCATCTTCAGATATCCCTGGCCCATAAAGTGGAAATGTATCATATTGATAATTCGATCCTCCTGACTCAATACTTTGGGATCTATCTCCCATAATATTTTTCACTAAAATTAAATCTGCTCTATTTGTAAACATACCATAAATATCTGGGTTCTTTGTGAATGCAATCCCATCACGCGCAACAATCTCAACCATCTGTCCAAATGCATTAAAAACTTTAACTAAAATCCCAGAGTTCAATTCAAGAAGATCTGGCAACATCATTCTAACAATTGTTTCCCAACTCTCCGGATTAGTGTTTGGGTTTCTGAAAAAACTTCTTACAACCTCCAAACCTTTTTCCTGTCCTAGAATTTCATTTCCATCATCATCCTCTGCGACAATTCCCCATGGCACTGAACACACTTCATCAATGATTGCAGTCTCACACATGTCAACATAAATTGATGCCGCAAGCGTTCTATAATAACTTAAATCTTTATATCGAGGATATCCAAATGGTGCCTTATAGAAAAAGTTTGGGATATACGCCTTAGGCAAACCGCCTCTTGTTTCTTCGAATGCAGTTATTGGAGAACTTCCAGGTGCTTCTGATTTTCCCCCAAGTAAACCGAAAAAATTCTTTAAGTTTCTTGCCATGATTGTGAAAGTGAAGGTGAGGGTTAATTATTTTAATGAATCGAATTTTATAAACATATTTGTCTAATTTTTTAAACAAATGCAAAGGCTCCTTCTCCCCCCATATTCATTAATTCTAATGCATATCCAAGGGCAATAGGTATATCAGGATGAACTCCTGCCTCGACTAACTTTTTATCAGATAATGCATAGGATATACATTCGGCTAATATTTTCTCGAATAAGGCTTTATCTGCTTCTGTTTTGTAAGGTATAACAAACTTCTTATTTTCAAATGCTGTACCAAGTCTCATAATCAAATTAATCTTTCCTACTGTGTGACGTTTGTCCGTCCAATCGTAGTCTGACTTCTTACGCGCTGCTGGATCAGAAGAAGACGTCCAAAATAAAGTTATTGGTAGATTCCATTGACTTATATCCTTACTGATGGATTTAATTGAGTTTTCTTCTAGCCCTATTTGATCATATTTATACCTTGGATGTATTTCGTCTTTTATCATGTACATCTGTTCATTAACTGATAATCCATGATCTTTTTGACCATTCAATAAATAATAAAACTCATCTTTTCTCCCAATCCCAAAGAATGCCGAATCATCTGCTGATATTCTATCAGAAAAAGCAAAGTCCGCGCCCATCGTTTTAAAATCAAATTCTCCTTCATTCGACATTTTAAACACATCCTCTGCTGATAAATCCTCCCTCCTACATTGCTCTATCCATTTTCTTTTAATCAATGAACTTGCATTGTCAATTGGATCATTTAGATACTCTTGTTGAAATGCTACACTTCCAATATCCCCTTTAATTTTTAGTAATTTCTTTTTTGTGAATCTATCTGGCCATAATAAATTTGTCATGTCCGGATCACATGCCTTAAATATTTTTCCATTATAAAGTTTTATTTTATTCATCAAAAGTGAATCTAAGTGTAGTATTGTTCCTATAAATTTAAATCGCCCATTGATATCAAGTGATGGAATAATAACCTTATTTAGCTTATTTCTGTCTTTTTCCCGTAGTTCTGGATTAAGCACTCGTTCATCTGATTCGATATCATCTCCAATTATTAAAGTTGGCCTTATATTTCTATATTTAAAACCTCTTATATTTTTCTCAAAACTTGCAGCTTCGACTCTGCAACCACCAACATCAAAACAATCCTCCTTATCTTTACCCTTATCATCTTTACCTGATCTTGGTGTTAAGTCTCCATAAATAAATCTAAGCATTTTGTTATTTTTGAACTCGTGTCTAATCGGATCAATAAACTGAACCGTCTTGCTATGATTTTGAGAGATATAAACTATATATTTTTCTAATTGATTAACAATGCAATAAATTAAAAAAACTATTCCTGTTACGCTAGTCTTTGCATGTCCTCTGGGGGCTGCAAGTGCATCGTTACCATCTCTAAATAATAACTCATAAATCTCTTTATGAAATTCTGGGATTTGATTTGTTATTGTTTCTTTGAATACTACTTGACTGAATGTTTCAATGTTTTCTTTATGTGAGAATATTTCTTGGAGTAATTCTTTTAATTTGTCATCATCTTCAACATTTTCGATTAATTCAGCAACCTGTTCTTTTGTGATTTTCATTTTTCATCTTTGCCTTTATTAAAAATTCTATTTAGGAAATCTTCCATACTACTACCGGTCTTAATTGGGTTAATTTTTCCTACTTTTTCGTATGGAGTGTCTTCATCTAAGCTTTCGTTATATTCTTTTTTGCTCCAGTCAAATTTCCAATCAAAATTACTCATTTTCCCAATAATCGTTTAATTTCTGCCTGACGTTCTTCTTTTGTTAGACTATTATAATTCAAATTTCCTTCAAGTTCGATTTTATCTGCGATTATTTCCTTAAATCCGTATTTCTCGCACATTTTTGTGTAATGGTCCTGAGTCTGATTATACGCATTCATGCCTTTAATTCTGAGTTCTGGATCCTCATCCTGGAGTAACTGCGCGGCAACCTTCATCATTTTTTCATAACCAATTAAGAATTTTTGACCTAACTTAATCATTTTTGGGATTTTTATATGAGTAATCACAAACTCAATATCCTTTTCTATTGTCCTGACACAGCAATTCCACTTCTCTGCTAATTCTTTCTTGGTTCCCATTGGAATCCCAAACGGCCCAAAATTCAGCAGATACTCTAAAACTTCATTCCTTCTCTCTTTCATGTTTTCATTTTGTTTCATTTTCGAACTCTGACGAACTATTTTATTAATAACCCATCAACCGGAATTAATGCAACATCTTGTATTTTAAGGTCTCCAAGTTTGCTTAATAAATTTTTAGTTTGTGCTTCCGTTAATTTTAATGATATCATTATTTCTTTTTTTGCCTCTTTCTTTTCTTTAATTATCAAATTTAAATAACTTTCTGGGACTTGCTCTTTCGAACTTAGAAAATCCTCTAAATATCTTTTTTCTACACCTAGATATTTACTCAATTCTCCTGTACCAAAGGCCTTTTCCATTTTAACCAATTCTTCGATGTCCTTTCTTGGATCATGAGAACCTCGTATCTTATTCATAGTTTGTCTTAATAATCTTCTTTCTACATCTGTAGCATTCATTCTAAAACATGGGATTTTATCCATTTCGAATTTCTTATACACTAGAAATCTGTGCTCTCCATCAATCATATTGCTTTCTTGATCAATTAATATTGGTTGCAACATTCCTTTTTCTTTCATTATTTTCTCTAAGGCCTTCATCTTGTCTTTATCCATAATATTTGGATTTTCCTTATCTAACTTTATTTTGGTTATATCAACCATCTCTATCTCAAAATTTTTAATTTTTTCCATCTAATTGCTCCTTTATTATTTCTCCAATTGCTTTTGCCATCAGAACTGGCACTGCATTTCCAATTTGTTGATACATTTGAGTTACTTTTCCTTCAAATATAAAGTCATCTGGAAAACTTTGAATTCGTGCTGCTTCTCTTACTGTAATATTTCGATTGTATACAGGATGAATGTATCTTCCCGATTTTGTTATTGTGCATGAGAATCCATCCATTTTCAGTTTTTTGTTTGTCGATTTAAATAATCCATAATTCTTTCCTTCTTTTACATGTGAATATTTATACAGATTTTTTGTTCCAGATGTCTCACATATATGTTGGTTTCCTGTATTTTGTTCGTATGGCAAATCTAACACTTCTTTTAAAAATTTCTTTCCTTTGAACTCCGGGTATATGTTTTTTCTTCCCAATCGATTACCGATAAATATTGCTCGTTTTCTTATT